ATTTTTCTTTTCATAAAGTCAATATATTGAGTTCTGCAAGTATCTTCTAATGATGTGCCATTAAAGTAACTCATAGATAGTTCCCATTCTGCAAATTCAATCCCTTGTTTCATCCAAGTTAACCAAGCGTTTTTTCTTGCTTCTTTAGAAACCATGTCGTATATGGTTAAAAAATCGCCCTTCAATTCTTTTTTGAAGTTTTTAACCATCATTTTTATTATTTCTTCCATTGTTTTATCATTTAATTACCCTACAAATATACAACGCATATTTGTAATTACCAAATAAATGTGCAATTATTTTTCATATAATTGTATATTTATAATCATTCTAAATAAAAACGGGGCATAACACCGCATAAAACCAATAAAGGTTTCAGTGGGTTGCGAAGGTTTGTAATTCTATTTAAAATTTTCATATCTTGATAATTAAGTGTTTCAAAATCCTTTACTGGTCTTATGCAAAACGTTAGCGGTAATTATAAGAGAACGACAACACCTCTGTTTAACTCGCCTTTACTTCCATCAGGATAAATAATTGTGTGTACTGTTTTTGCTTTTTTACTCATATACTCAAGATATTCCATTTCAGTTAGTGGTTTACTATCAAAATAACTACCGCTAACATCGGCTATAAAATCATTGCCGTTTTGTTGCTTATCCGAAGTTTTGTTCTCTTTACTCATGTCTTTTTTAATTTAAAAGTTAGTGTGTTTTAATCGGCAACGCTTCATAGCAGTAATCCGTTGTGTGCAATAGCAGTGCTTCGTAGCAATGTTAGTGCTTAATAAGTCTTTTTTATTTAATTTTTTGCCCACGCTCATCAAATTTTTCAAATTTGTTAAGATTATCGGTTACAGAATACTCCGCATTTAGTAGCATCGTTAATCGTTGCATATACTTCTTCTGGCTTAAATAAACTGCTTAATGCTTCCTGTTTAATATCAGCCATTTTCTTCGTCGGTCTAATTGAGAAAAATTTATTCCGAATTGTAAAATATTCGTTCAATTCTTCCTCTATATCTTGAACTATTTTAAATTCCGCTGGGTTAATTGCTGCCATTGCTAAATATTCTTTATCAGATTTATAGTAGCAGCCAATACAACCGCCTCTTTTCATGTAAGGTGGAAATTCAGGATATAAGCCAACTTTTTTTAAAATAGCAATACAGGCAGCTCTATTTAATCCATTGTCAGCAAGTGGATAGGAATATTTTACAAAAGAAATAAGCCCATGCGCTCCTGTTCGTTGTCCAACTTCATCAGCATTTAATCCAATCATTATTTCTGCACCTTCATTTTCAAATTGTTTTAAGTAGTTGTCAATCGGTTCAATTTTAAACATTCTGGTACAATAGCGAGTTTTGAAGTTGGGATAAAAATGACTGCTTTTAATATATTCGGGCAATGTCCCATACTTTTCATTTTTTACTTTGTGTATTTTAAAATCAGGTCTATGAAAATTTTGCACCCATTTTTCAACCAATTCAATCCTGTCGTAAATCTGCTGATGTTCAAATCCTGTATCTGCAAATATTGCATCTGCTTTATTGCCAAACAATACACACATAGTTGAGCTTTCAACGCCTCCCGAAAAACTTATAAAATACTTCATAAAAACCCTCCCTAAAAATTAAATAAAAAAGTGTTCGCACTTCGATTTAACTGAACTGGAAGCTACATGCACACAACACACGGTATAAGCAAAAACCGTCTCGGTGGGTAATTGAAAGTATGTAGTTCTAATCAAGTTCATATCGTGTTGATAATGTTGTGTTTCAAATCGGTTTCAGCTTATACCGCCACCGTTATGCCCCATTTAAAGACCTCCGAACATTCAGCCGTTGTAACTTGAAATCTGAATGCTCAAATGGTAATTTTTTACGAGACATAGTATAATCAATTTTATCTTTGAGTTCAGCATATTGCGGATATTGCTCAAAGAAAGGTTTAAGGCTTCCGTAAACCTCAAACCTATCTTTAAATATTGCGAGTATTATTCTCATATTTTTCTTTTCATAAAGTCAATATATTGAGTTCTGCAAGTATCTTCTAATGATGTGCCATTAAAGTAACTCATAGATAGTTCCCATTCTGCAAATTCAATCCCTTGTTTCATCCAAGTTAACCAAG